GGTTGGCAACATCAACACCTTTAACCTGCCACAGGTTCAGGTAATGCCCAGCCTTGTCAATGTCAAGGATAACAACTACATCCAGCTTCAAGGCCGAATGGTTGCCGAAGCGGCTAACCAAGAGCTGACGATTGTTCAGACTTGATTCGCTAAGCCTATTACCTCCAGTCCTTTGCCCTAATTTCCATGTTTGACAAGCTCAATGTTGATGGCACCTATCCCTGCCGAGTAGTGCTAAAAGGTGCTGTTTTGAAAAATGGCGACACAGAAGATTTAGCTTTTACGGCTAAGTTCAATCGGATGAACCAGGAGGAAGTTAATACCTTGAGCCAATCGATTTGGCTTTGGGAGCAAACTCGAAACGCCATTACCGAGGGGCGCCTTTTACCCAATGCAGCCAAAGACGCCACAAATGTCAGCGACATTGATTGGGCTGATCGCATCTTGGGCGGCTGGGGGGAGGATGTGCGCGACCCAGGTGGTGACCCCCTTGAGTACACCGAAGAAGAAAAAAAGAAAATGCTTCGGATTGAGGGCATGGCAAGCGCCATCGTTGCGGCATGGCTAAAACTCAAGGGCCTCAATGGTGACAGCGACGATGGTGACAGCGAGGGAAAGCCGCCAACCTCAAGGAAATCGCGGGGGAATGGCATCGGCAAATGACCCAGGCGCCGGCTAAAACACGGGAGCAGGAGGACGCTGGGCAGCGCCAGGCGGCCGAGGCCATGGGCATCGTCTACGTGCCTCAGCCCCGCGAGGATCGGCCAGAACCTATTGAGCCCACCTGCTGGATATGGCCCGAGAACTGGGAGGCCTTCCTGCTCTGGTGCCAGGTGCAAACCCAATGGCAGTGGGCCACCGATTACACCCCTGAGGGATATCCGTATCGGCTGCGCACCGGGCTCAACTATCCGGCGGTGATCGCTCTGGCGGGCCTGCGTCGTGGCCGTGGTGCGGTTGCTGCGTTGATGGATGATCTGCGCGTCATCGAGTTGGAGCTACTGACACTGCTGAGGGGTTCTTGATGGCCGTCAATTTTGACGCAATTCTGAGGATTGGGGCTCAAGTCACTGGCATGGGCCAGGTGGCGCAGCTGGGCAATGAGATCAACAAGGTCGCGGAGGCCAGCCGTGGAGGCTTTAAGGCAACGATCGACAGCGCATCCTGGCAGGCTGCTGCTGCCCTGGCTGCTGGCGTTGGCGTTGCGCTGGCGACCAGCACCAAAGCAGCCATTGACTTTGAGACCAGCATCTCCCAGGTCCGCAAGGTGATGGATGGCCTGGAGACGCCCAAGGCAATTGCAGAAATTTCAGATGAGATCAGACAGCTATCACTAGAGCTGCCGATCTCAGCTAAAGGATTTGCAGAGATTTACGCTGCTGCTGGCGCGTCAGGCATCGCAAGGGAAGAGGTACGGCAGTTTGCCGAAGATGTTGCAAAGATCAGTATTGCTTTTACTATGACGGCAGACGAAGCCGGTTTGTCTATTGCGAAGATGCGCAATAGCATGAAGTTGACACAGCCAGATGTATTAAAGCTGGCCGATACAATGAATGAACTTGATAAGGCCGGCGCTGCCAATGGTAAGCAACTGATCGAATTTGCTTTACGATCTGGAGCCGTGGGGCAGCAGGCAGGATTGACAGCGGAGCAGGTTGCAGGGTTTGGTGCGGCGATGATCTCGGCAGGCGTTGAAACCGAAGTCGCCGCCACCAGCTTCAACAACATGGTCAAGGCAATGACCCGTGGTGACTCCATGACGGATCGGCAGATTCGAGCGCTGCAGACCCTAGGGATGGCATCGGGCCAGGCTGCCACGGCCATCAGCCAGGCGCAAGATGAGATGGTGCGATCGGCCGAGGATCGGCGCTATGAGAACGCCTTAAACCGTCGCAAGGATGGCGCGATCAGGCTGGCCGAGATCGAGTCAAACGGGGTATTGCGTGAAGCCCAGAGGCGTCAGGATGAAGTGTTAAAGATATTGGACAAGCAAATATCGGAAGAGGAAAAAAAGCTTAACAAAAAATATAGAACTATTGAAACGGCAGAGCGCCGGCAGACCGAAGACCAACTGGAACAATTGCGCCAGCGAATTACCGGCACGGACGCAGCTTCGCAAGCGATTCTTAAGCGTGAACAGCGAGCAATAGAAGACGCTGCTCAGTTGAGGATGGATGCAATTAACGAAAGAAAAGAGCGAGAATCCGAAGTAATTAAAGATATTCAGGACAGAGAAAAAAAGGCTTATGAGGAAAGTCTGGCTGCATACAAGCAAGCTGAGCAAGAAAGGCTGGACAGCAAAAAGCAAGGCATAGAAGCGTCATTTACGGAAGAAAGAGCCTTGCACGATGGCCAGCAAAAGATACTAAAAATTCAACAAGACGAAGCGGCTAGGAAGTCAGGCGAAAGCGCAGGATTGCTGTTGGCTAGAAACATGGCAACTAACGCAGAGCCTACGATAATTGCGATGCTAAATAAAATCAAAAGCCTGCCGCAAGAGCTGCAGCTGCCTACGTTTAGCGACTTTTTTGGAGATGAAGCTAGGGGGTTATTCCCGATGATTAACAATACACAAAAGCTCGCCGAGATGCTAAGGGTTGCAAATGATGAAACTAAAAACATGGGGTCGGTTACCGCTGAAGCTGGGGTAATGATGGGAACGACTGCGGCGCAGATGCAGCTAGCCAGGAACAATGTAGAAAACTTGCAGATTGAAATAGGCAATCAGTTGTTGCCCGTGATTAAAGAATTGATCCCTGGATTTGTTGGGGTGGTTCAAGCAATCTCAGGCTTTGCCGAGGCTAATCCCCTGCTTACGCAAATAGCAATTGGAATTGGCGCCATTGGAGCAGCGGCGATCATCGCCCTGCCCGTTGTGGCTGGGCTTGGGATGGCCATCAAGACCATTGCCGGCTTTGGGCTGGGGGCCACCCTTGCCGGCTGGGCTGGGGCCATGCCAGCCGTAACGGCAGGTCTGGCAGGCATCGCCAGCACCATCGCCTCAGTCGCCACCGGCCTGGCTGCCCTGGTCGCCGGGTTCGTTTCCGCCCCGGTGCTGATCGGCGCAGCAGCCGTGGCCACAGCCGTTGTCATTTTTTCGTTCCGCGACCAGATCGCCGATGCTTTCCGTGGCCTCTGGGATCTGATCGCCAACCCTGAAACCGGGTTTGTCGCAATGATCGGCGGTGGCTGGAACCTGATGATGGACGGCATTAGCAGCTATGCCAGTAACATCCTCGCCAATCTGGGCGAGAACTGGACCGCCTTTATCGACACCATAATCGGCCCAGAGAACGGCCTGATTGCACGCCTGGGGCAGACCTGGAATCTGGCCATGGATGGGATGAGGGATTACGCAGTGGGCCTGGTGCGGCCCATTGCCGATGCCTGGGAATCAATCGTCGGCACAGTGCGGGGGGTAATCAATTCGGCGTTGTCGCTGGCAGGGCGGGCGGTCAACAGCTTCATCGAGCAGATCAACCGCCTGATCCAGGCGGCCAATTCGGTGAGCGCCGCCGTGCGGGGCCCGCAGCTTGGAATGATTCAACCCGTGCAGGTGCCGCAGTTTGCCGGCGGCGGCTACACCGGCAACGGCCCCCGGTCTGGCGGGCTTGATGGGCAGGGCGGATTCATGGCCATGGTCCACCCTCAGGAACAGATCATCGATCTGCATCGGTCGGCCCCTCGCGCTGCCACGGGCGGCGCCGCTGGCGGGAGCTCCAGAGGCGGCACCTTCGCCCCAACCTTCAACCTGGCCCACAACGGCCCCGTCTACCGGCTGCCCGATGGCACCGACGCGGTATCGATGGCTGATGCCGTGGCGATTGCCGAGGATGCTGCCGATCGGATGTGGACCTATGCCCAGAGCGTTGACGGCCGCAGGGACCTGGGGATTTTCCGCTGATGGCCACCGGCCCCTACTTCTGGACCCAGACCATCAAATGGATGGACTCCTCCGGCGTGGCCCGGGCCCGCTGGCACCGGCTCGACCTGGCCAACAATCCCCCCTTCAGCAGCTGGGATGCAGGCGACGGCGACGGGCCCCAGGCCTGGCGGTTCCAACAGTTCAACTGCCCCGGCTTTGATTCGGGCGTGGCGGCAGCATCGGTCACAATCACCTGCGCCCATTCCCCCGCCACCCTGGCCCTGGTGTTGCAGGCAGTGGCGGGGCAGTGGTTGATTCAGGTGACGCAATATCGAATCGTCCTGGGTGGCCTGATCCGGGACGACTCAGCATTGCTCGCCATCAGCGGCGGTGGTGGCACGCTGACCGGGATCTCATTCTCTGCCAGCAGCACCCTGCCGCCAGTGGTTGCCACAATTCCACCTAGAATTGCGACTACCGAATTGATCGGAACGCCCTGCGTGCTGTCGTTCTAATGGTTGCTCCTATAATGCGGTCGGGAAATAACGGAGGCGGCAACTCACGTTCGTCAAGTTCTTTTGCTGGTGACGTATATCAGTCTGCTATTAACAGTGTAGGCGCCAAGGCGCGGCCTTCTCGCTATGCAACAGGCACTAGCGCAGCAGCCCTGGGCGGGAGCATGGCCATTGGCAGCGGTAATGGAATATCAGGGGGGCTGGATCTGGGTAAAGATCAGGAAGCGATGCTGCTGTTTGAGCGAATTCCAATTGTATGGACCCGTCGAGTAGGCAATACAGGCGGGGTTTTGATTGCACCTAAAGCAACTGCCTGCAGATTTGAAACCCCAACAGAGCTACGCGAAGAACCTTATAGCGTTACATTAGGTGGGCAAATTCAGTACAGAACTGTCAGTCTTGACCTTCCCAATACTGTAAAGGTTTTTTATCATCTTGTCTTAAGTGAGGGTAATATAGGAGGTATTCAAGTACGCGATATTTTTCAAGGCCGTTGCAGGGTTGGCCAGTTCAGCCAATCACGAAACAAGCGAGCAGGAAGGTGGGCCCCTGGCAATTTCCTAAAAGATGTATATAGAAACGTTTTGTATTTTAGAACTACCACCTTTGTTGATGGAAAGAATCAGTCCGAGGCTTTATTAAACAACAATTATTTGGTCGCAAAGGCTGTCCCAGCACCCACGATATGTGGCACGGCCGGCACCTACGAAGGCATGTCTACGCTTTCGTTTTCGGTTGTTTATATCAATGGCGATGACCCTTATGGTGTTGCAAATGAAGATCAAGGATACTGGAAGCGGTCGGTACATGCTTTTATCCGCGACGGCGTTCAGTCCACCCGGCTGACTGATGGCGTTTACGGCAGCAGCAACAATCTAGCCGAGCTTTATTACTGGCTGCTGACCCACACCGGTAAGGTTTCAGAGATACAAATTGATCGCGAGTCCTTTGTTAAGACTGCCAATTTTATGGCGGTAAATGGCTTGTTTTGGGATGGCATCTTGACCGAACCAACCAGCACCAGTGACTGGCTAAACAAAGTCGGGCCTTATTTTCTGGTGCGGGAAACCAGCGTAGGCGGACGATACGGGCTAACGCCATTGCTGCCCGTCACACCTAGCGGTGCGATTGATGTTGGCCCGCAAGAGCCTAAATGGATATTTGATAATGAAGCTGTAGTAGATGGCAGCTATTCGTATCAGCTTTCAGACCCTCAGGCCAGGCGGCCATTCATCGCTGAAGTGGCGTGGCGGCAGCAGGGTGACGATGGGCTGTCAGGAATCACCAGAACTAGCACGGTCAAATATGACGACACCCCGGACTCGGCACCAATCGAAACACATGATCTAAGCCAGTTTGCAACCTCAGAAATTCATATTGCGAAAGCGATACGTTTCAATCAGGCAAAGCGCCGCCACATCACTCACTCGGCGCAAGTAACAGTCAAGCCTGGTTACTGGACTTCTGAGCTGGGCGAGGGCGACAAGGTCGCACTTCAGCTGGACCGAGAAGACCTGGAGACAGGAATTAGCGACCCAATGATTCAATGGTATTTGGTCACCAACTTGAACAAGGCCCGCGATGGGCATCTGACCCTCTCCCTGGAGCACTTCCCGGTTGACGCGCAGCTCCGATCCCTGGTGGCGCTAGACGTGGCGGCAGTGACGGTAGCGGGTGACATGTTCATCACCGGCAACAGCGGCCCTTCCTGCGATGCAGACCCCAGCAGGGCCACTGATACCTCAATCCCTGACGAGGATGCAGATAGCCGGACCGCTGAGGAGGTCTATTTCTACAACAAAAATGGGCGGTTTCCTACCAGCGGAGAGTATGCGGGTGGTGGTGGCGGTGGCAACTTTGTGGCTGGGGGTGGTGTTCCAGCTGCCCCTCCTGGCGGTGCTGGTGGCGGCAGCGGCGGCAGCGGTGGTGGTGCCCCTGCCCCGCTGCCACCAACCGGCCCGGTTGAGCCTCCTGGCATCCCAGCCCAACCTGGCACCCCTGACGGCCCGGCGGATCCACCGTCACCTCCACAGCCGCCGGTTAACTTTACAAAATATGTCCTGCTTATGAGTTTTGCGAGAATATCTAGCCCTGGTGGCTTAATTAGGCAAATTGATATTTCCGTCACTCCTGGCCAGGTAGCGGCTAAGATATTTGAAGACGCAAACTTTACCCGCGTCAGAATATATAACGCAGACGGGACGCCTACAGCTATTGTCAATGAATACCAGCACTTGGTGGATGGCACTATTTCGGGGTCCTGGGACTGGAGATTTGAATTTTCCACCTTGACCGGGGTGTAGTCCGATGGCGACTTTTCCTGACCTCATCCCTGCCGATGTCATCATCACCCCCGGCGCGATTTTTGCGGCGGTGGTTGCGGGATACGACGGCAGCACCGTCACCACCACGGCCGACACCATGGCCACCGGCGACACGCTGACCCTGCCGTTCAAAAACTTGACCGAAGCCGAGGCCAACAGCGTGCGCAACCATGCACGCGACCAGCAGGGCCGCCCGTTTGCCTTCGATGCCGTCACCCTGGCCCCGGCCTTGTCGCGGCCTGG